GTTTCCCAGTCACGATCTACAGGGTTCTTCCCAAAAGCTACTTCGATATCCTTAGCAGCATCTAGGTTTGTAACCATAAAATAGTCTCTGCTAGTAGATCCCGGAAATACTAAGGGGGCTCCTGCTACGACGTCATAACCTTTTGAGATTAAGTTTGAACGAAAAGTAGTTATTTGTGGCATATTGTTTATCCTAGTGTGTTGTGTCTAATATTGGAAATTGAAAGTTAGGGAAATCAAAGCTTGATCTACTACTAACTATAGAGCTGTTTTGTATAGTGAGCGCTATGCAAGACCACTGCCCTGTAGCTGGAGAGAAGAATGCGACATCTATAACTTCTGTTTGATCAACCAGCCCTGTAGAGAATGTTCCATCAGCAGCCCATGTTATCGTCATTCCGTTAGCAGTCTTGGGTACATACGCCTGCATATCGTCTTCGACAACAATTATATTTGTACCAAACACCGATTGATCAGGAGTAGTATTAGCCACCACAGCCATCGTCTGAATCACTTCATGAGTTGCTTCAGGGTTTAGCGTGATATTACGTGTAGCAGGTGGGTTAGTGCCATCATCTGCTTCTTGCTGCACCACATAAGGCGTTATCCCTGCTGCTGCTATTGTTGGCTCAAGTGGCACACCTGACACCGGAGTGCTTGGCGTACACTGATTAACCCCTGACTCAGCATTGTACGTCAGCGTTCCAGTAGTTGCGCTATCTATCGTTTGCTCTATTGAGTACGAACCAGATATCAGGCTTTGGGTTGTTATTGTGTCCTGTAGCGTACCCGTTTGAACAGTTACAGCACCTTCAGTCGTTGTGTCTGGGCCTGTTATTGTTGGGCCTGACTGTACCGCTGCTTCTGTAGTGGCGTAAAAGGCGTAGTTATAATCTATATTCCCTTCTGTAGCGTTCGCTGTAAACGGGTCTAGGGGCGAGTTGGCACCTCCCCCAGATGTGATAGCGCCTACGTCTGATTGCCTGTAAAATTTTACACCGATTGTGGCCGATGTTGTTAAATGTATTGCATAAGAATTACCAGCCACCAAAGGTATAGCAAGCCCTGTTGCTGCAACCCATTTATCACCGTTTGAGGCTACGTCCATTGTCACCGCAGTACTACCGACTAATGGTGCATTTTGGACGCCAGATGTTATGTCATATACACTGGCGAAGACATCACCTTGAGCAGCACTTGTAGTGCGTCCGTAAACATGGAAGGAGGATATGCTTTCGTTAACGCTTGGCGTATATGGGTACTTGCTTAGAAGACCCACTCCCCACCCTGATGAGCGTATATCCCCAACCATACCTGTCTCACTATTAAAACCTATAATAGCCATATCAAACAACCCCCAAATCATAGCCGACAGTGTTATAGCTACCATTAGCGTTAAACAAAAACAGATACGCTTGCTTTCCAGATAAAAGTCCTTTTTTCATAGTGACAACAACCTCATTGTTTGCCCTCGATGTCATTGGTAGAGCTATCACTGAGTCTAAATCTGCTAACTTAATGTCTGGATTATCTGCAAGTATTACAGCCTCTCTACTGTCATTTATAAAAAGACTATCTATGTATATCTTGTAATCCATTTGCGAACGCATAAAGAATGGCACAAAAACCTTTTTAAGCTGTGTCATAGTTGGATTTTGAGCCAGAGTTTCGGTATTGCTCGGCATTGTCCAACTCTTTATATCTGTAGCCCCCGTAGAGTCTCCATAAAAACCACCACCTGATACTCTGCCGTGTGACCCGTATGCCTTTTGCATTACTGCCCCGTCAGCAACTCCAGGCGTTCCTAACTTGTAATGACTTATAAACGTTTCCCATTTCCCGAAATTAGGCATGTCAATTGTTAATGTTTCATCTACAGAGCCTGCATTTTTGTGCCGTAATGTCGCCCATGAAATAGATGTTTGAACAGTTGTTGACGCTTGAAGATCAGTATCATGAGCAGTACCGCTACCACCGCCAACTATTCTAGTTAGCTTGATTTGTGGAGGGCTTCCTTCCAGACCCGATCCATCGTTTATCTCCACTATCTTTTGAGCGTGATAAACAAATACCTCGCTTACGTTATCAGGTAGTTCGACTCGCGGGTGTATTAGCGAGCTATCATTCAAAACATGATGCCACATTGCACTTTTTGCGCCAGTATAAGCATCATCATTCACATATTTGTACGAATGATTGTCATCGAGAGATGTTACAGACTCTCCAATTGTGCCGCTTGAGAAATCATCATAGTAAAGCTGCCCTTGTCGATTTGCTGAGAAGCCTGAACCTGATATAGTTAATAGTGAGTTTTCAGATAGGTCTCCAACAATACCATTTATTACTGGATCAACTTCTACCCCATCCGGCACACTCCCAAACCCTCCACCCGCTTGAGCTTTATTCTGTATTGTTGCGCTTTGTACTAATGCGTTACCCATTATCTATTCACCTCTCGGTGTATAACTTTTATAAAAGTTTCCATAAATCCTCTGGAGTAATTCTGCTAGCTTTTGCCTTGAAATACTTACCACCCATTGCAAGAGTTTTAGCTACAAGTTCTGAGCAGAACCAAGCATCTGGGTTTTGCCAACTATTACGGAGAGGTAATGCTATAAGTGCAGACCAGTCATAAGGTTTACCAATCTGGTTAATTAGGAAGGTTGTAGATAGCTCTTTATCCACCTCTACTTCAATAGTTTCTATATAATCATATCTTTTATAGAAAGACTCCTTAGAGCTTACAGCTACACCTTTAGAGAAGGTAGAGTCTATTACATTATCTCCAAGCTCTATAGCTACATGGCTCCACTTGCTAAATGTAAAGAATCTTATTAGCATCCCACCAAGTGTATTTGATTTACAGAAGAGTATTTTCATAAAGTAGCCGCCAGTGTAAATAATTCATCTAATCCTGTATCTGTCAAGCCTAGTGCTGTTCCTAGGAGTGAGACAAAAGGCCTATCTCTTTCCACAGTTTGTGAATATTCCCACTCTATTTGAACCTGAGATTTTTGAGGTTCGCTCAGGGAGTTGATAGCAACATCTACGTTCGAAAGGAGTCCTTGCTTAAGAAGCGCAAGTCTAGCTTGACGCATAGTTACAACAGAGGGTATGGGTGTAGGGGGTGCTACATAAGGTAAAATCTCTGCCTCTGCGTCAGCTACTTCCTGAATCATCTGATTATAGTGACGGTTCCCTGCATTATTAGGTATTGTCATACCATTGATAGTAAAGGAACCGCTCTGTGTTTCTGTGTATTGTTTCATAATGTCCCCTAAGGTTCTGAGTCTGCTGTCCAAGTTCCACTATTTAAACTGCTCGCAACTATATCCGATCTCCCTACACCCATCCCTTCAACTGTAACTGCTGTTTGAGCTGGGTTAAGTGACTGACTGGACGTTGATGACACACTCGGAATAGCTCGCATCGTAACAGGGAACTCAATATATGTGTAGCGAAAGCCAACAATGTCTCCGTTAGCAACCCCAAGCAGCTCGTAAAAGCTCCCTTTTGAATAATACCGTTGACATAAAGCCAACTCCTCACCGATAGGACGATACTCAAAGGGGGTGGCTACTGAGCCTTTCTCTAATTGAACATAAGTTGCATCAGTCGGAATGATTACAGAGAAGTTAGTGCTAGTATTTAGCGTGAATGAATCGCCTGAGTTTAGCCCTGTTATTCCATCAACATCTGCGGTTCCGGTGCCTCCAATCCAAGAGATCGTGAATGTCTCATTTATAACTTCGGTATTCTCCACTACCTGCTCTATTCGTGTCCCTAGCGTGTCTCCCTTCCACCTATCATATCCGTAAACACCGGCAGCAGGTTGGCCACCTGCAAAACCTCTCTGATTAACAATGGTAGTATTAAGATTACCATTGATCAGGTAGTTCTTACGTCCGCTATCAGTCTCTTCTTTAGAGTAGACGTTTAGGTTTGTTCTAGAGACGGATATGTCAGAGACATCTGATAAATTATTACTTTTAGTTAGTGCATTAGTTAGGGTTGCGGCAGCATTATTTTCCGAGGTTAGTGCAGCAGCAGCACTAGCAGCAGCAGCATTCTCAGAGGTGAGCGCATTCCCTTCCGATACACTTGCATCTACCGCAGAAGCAGCAGAGGCTATTGCACTGTTAGCAGAGTCAGTTGCACTCATTGCTGCGCCAGTTTCAGAAGCAGATGCATTGGTCTCCGAAGTACCTGCATTGCTTGCACTTGTAGAGGCGTTATTGGAGTAAGATAAAGCATTAGCCTCAGAGGTTGCAGAATCACTTGCGCTCGTAGCAGAGGCAGTAGCAGCAGCTTCAGCAGCAGCTACAGAGGCGCTTACGTTAGTTTGCTCACCTGCATCTGTATAAAATCCAACGGTACTCATTAATAAACCCCCGGTTCATTTGTAGAGCCATAAGTGGCTAATTCTGATCCAGAGTATTCAGACATATCAGACATTCTTTGAAGCTTATTAACTGCTAAGTCAAATTTACCTCTCCAGTATTCAGCTCTGTCTAAATCCTTAATATACATACTGGCTTCGTGAAGTGCACCAAAAAGGTACACCTCTGGTGCCATATCTAATAACCAATTACTCCCATCTGGATCAATTGTGGGTATTCTGGCATCTGGTACAATAGATGGGATACTTGTATAGTACTCTAGTTCAATCACACCTGTACCATCTGAGACAGCAGGAGCTATTACTAGCTGTGTACCTGTCCTTGCGAAGTGTGTAGGAAAACCCCCTACTGCACTTCCTGTATTGCTTAAAATCTGAGATACCTTAGAGAAGTTTGTCCTCTCTATCGTCTTTCTTCCACCGTTACTAATATAAAAGATATTCTTAGCTTCTAGGTAGTCAAACGGTAGTAATACAACTCCACTAGTAACATCAGTAAGAAGCCTACGTTCCATTGCAGGGACTCTTAATGTCCTTGTAACTTCGCTTTCTGTTAAAGAGATAAATTGGGGGATTATATCAACTAGATCTGTTCTGTTAACCCAGTCACCTATGGCAGCAACTAGTTTGTTATATGTATCAAAAGATGCCATAATATCTCCTACTTAGTAATATCTTCAACCCCTAGTTGACCTTGCCACACTCGGAGATTTCTAAATTCTGGGCTATTAAGCCTTTTGAATAATTTTAACTGTACATCTGCCTCATTCCACTTATTAAAGTATGCCAGACGATCATTGAAGTCTTCAATTCCCCATTGATAGATAACTGTCTCAGGAAGGCTTGCAATCTTCCTTGTATCACCTGTCTGAGCAATAAGGCTGTCTTTCTTATTCTGTTCTAATATTGGATCAAGGTCTTGAGAGTATTCAGTAACAAACTGACCATTGAGGCCAATTGTTGTTTTCATTATTGACATTTACAATACCTAGAAAGTAAAAAGGGGCCGAAGCCCCTAAGATTAGCTTGCAGTCACAGATCGGAACTGTGCATGAGCCTTTTCGTTGTTAACACGTAGACCATATTCTACGATGATTTGCTTCTTCTCAGAATCACCTGTCTTAGCAAGATCCCAAGACTGGAAGCTTCGTAGGTAATCTACAGATGCCATACCAGTATCCAACAGCAAGCATTGGTCAGACTTGATGATACGAGAAGGAACAACCTTAATCGCACCAAAATCAGTGATGTACATATCTACAACACCAAAGCTTGACTTATCAGAAGAGTTAGAATCTACGTTAGTTGCTCGACCAACGAAAGTCTGTGAGATAAGTTGCTTAATATCTCCCGGAACAAATAGCGTATCAGGCTTACCACCTTCCTGCCATGCATTTTCTAGCTGAGTCTTGAGCAAGGTTTCAGTAAAGACTTCTGCTGTACCATCAGTACCTACGTCAGTACCATCACCAGTAGGCAAAGTACCAGTAGCACCAATATGTACATTAGTCTTTAAGTAAGACGAGAAGTTGCCCGTTTTTCTCGCCACAGAAGTAGAACCAGCATTGCGAGCTTGATGGTCACCTGTAAGTACAAACTCAAGGTCAGTTTTAAGTTCCTTACCTTTCTTAGCCATACTGTAGGCCATTTCTGATCCACGACCCGCAGCCAATACTGCCTCATTAGTACCAGTGGTCTGAACAGTCTTGGTAGAAATCTGAGTATAGTTACCCAAACGTACAGTAGGATCAGTTGCTTGAATTGTTGCATCTTCACCCTCAATAACAGCGTTAGCAGCAGGAGCAGCTAGGTCATCAGTTTGCCACTCGTAGAAGGTATTAGATACAGAACCTTGTCCTAGAGCAGTAAGCACTGGTGTTTCAAAAGGATCAATGTTATAGATTACGTCTGCTAGATCCTCACGAATACCAATAGTTTCATAAGTAGAAAAAGCGTTAGTTGGAGTTGCCATGTTTTTAATTTCCTATTTTTTAGATAAAAAGTATGCTGCTGCATCGTTTACAGACCCTGTGGCCTTTAGTCGATCCATAGCATTTCTAGATTGTTTGCTTGAACGATCTTCACTTGTAGATGTAGTTCCGGGTTTTACCATCTTAGGCACTTTCTTCCCAATCTTCTTTTGAGACACTGTTTCACGCTTACGGCTCAGTTCATCAAACTTTCTAGCTTTATCTGCAAGTACTGCAATTTTAGCACTAGCAAGTTGATCAATCTCAGCACTAGAGAAACCTTCATCTGTTAGGTAACTCTGTATATTACGTTTCTCAGTATTCCAATTAGGAATAAGAGCTTGAACTAACTCTTCTTGTTCAGCCAAGTATGCATTGTGGGCTTCTTTGAGCTTTTCCTGAGCACCTTGTTTGATTTCAGTAAGTTTAGATTTATTAGTATTAACCCTGTTCTGTAGTTCAAGGGCTAAAGCGTAGTGTTGATTAAAAAGGTCAGCATCTTGTGCTTTAAGTGCATTCCAGTCAACCCCTGCGTATTCAGCTAACTTGATCTCATCATCAGTAATTAGATCAGACAACCCTTCTTCATACTCTGCAACCTTAGCTTCTAAGTCCGTCTTCAATCCGTCGATCTCTGACCGCTCTGCTTGTCGCTTACGAGTATAATCACGTTGTCTCATGTAACCATTAAGTAGCTCCTCCTCGTCTACTTCAAGGACTTCATCTTCTCCGTCCTCACCTTTTATAGTTACCTCATAGACGTACTCCTCTTCCAATTCTTCAGACTGTCCTTCTTCATCTTCCACTTCGCCTTCTTCAGATTCCCCTGCTTCAAGCTCACCTTCGGATTCCTCTTCAGTCTCTTCCTCTTCGAGATGTTCATCTTCAACTATAGACTCTTCCTGAGTATCCACAGTTTGTTCAGCAATCTGTTCTTGCTCATTATCAGTTGTTCCTTCAGGAGTTGACATGGCTAGTATTGCTTGTGCTGCATCATTAACACTGAGTGGAGCATTGCCCGTGTTCAGTTCTGACATAGTTTAGTACTCTTAATTAGTTTGAATAAGTGATTCTAGTTGCCCGACTACACCATCTACTAACCCTATTTTAAGAAAAGCCAGTTCTCTTAAATCTTTTTCATCATAGTTAGTGTGTAATAATTCGGACATTAATTGTTGTTTAAGCTTAGTAGAGGCTTCTTTAATCTTGTTAAGACTTACAGACACCCCTACTTCATACTGTTGTTCTAAATCATTTGGATCAATATTATAATCATCTTGTTGCATTACTTGAACCCCCTCCTTGACCTATAGCAACCGCTCTACCTTGCTCAGCTTCTAATCTTGCATCAGCAACTTTACCAAAGGTGTCTAATTGTAGGCGTTCACGCTGTATTTGCAACTCTTCTTCAGCAATAGTAAGCTCTCTCTCTTTAACAGCTACTTCACGCTCCCTTACAGTCAATTCTCGATCCTTACTTTGTGAATCTGCTTGCAGCTTAGCCCCATCTATCTGTGTATCAGCCTGCTTCTTCTGAGCATCTGCATTAGCCTTAATTTCATCAGGAGAGGGTTTAGACTGAGCTTGAACTAGTGCCTGTATGGCCTGTTGTGCTTGAGGAGTTGATGGATCATTCCAAAAATCATTATAATTTTTATAACCAGCATTTTTAGTTGTTTCTACAAGCAGGTTATATATTTTATTATAATCGGTAAGTATATTCATACCACCAGTATTAAGGACACCTTGGGTCATTTCCCACATACGCTGTAGATGTAGCTGTTGTTCGCTCTTGTTATCATTACCTATTCCAGCAATCACAGAGACGTTAGCATTATCTCTCCAAGTAGCAGGATTAACAGTTACATACTTGTCCCTTAACCTGAATACATCTTCTTTATCTTGATGTTTAGACACTAGTGCATATAAGTTCTTAAAGAGCTGTTTAAAACCTGTCTCTGCAAAAACACGAGCTATAAGCTTCTGCTTCTGTTCAGCAGCAGTCATAATCTGATTAACAGATGTAGCTGCTTGGTTAGAGTGCAAAGTATTATCTTCAAGACCTTTAGTCCTAGAACTAGCCCCTGACCGATTCTCTGCTACAGTATCTAGGTAGCCTAGCATCTGGAAAGATTCAACAGGCAGCTTAGGAACCTCTAATGCTCTAACTGCTCCTGTAACCTTTTCTCTAACAACTCCGCCTGCTCTATTATGGAGAAGATCACGCATATTAACTTGCCCGTCAAGAACAGCATATCTACCATTGTTGATGCGGTACATATTATCAAGCAAGTTACGAAGAAGTGTAGATTTGATCTCTTGAATGTCTCGAAGCGTGTCGTATAAAGATAAACCGTAAAACTTATGAGAGATAATATTAGGAGTTAATGCACTGAAAGGTACTAGATCCCAATCCTCATTGCTAATAATTTTGTTATCAATATATAAGATACGCCTTAGTTCTGATAGTCCGTCTCCATCATAATCCACCTTGACATAGCACTCATGCAACCACGTACGTCTCTGTGATTCATTTGTAGCTGATGTATTGATTAACCTGTCTGTGTTATCATAGGAGTGACGAGAACGGTACACCTCATCGTTGATCCCAAAGTTTTCATCAGTAAAGCTTATATCTGCCAAGTCATTTTCAGAGAAACCTAGCGCTCTTAGATCACTCTTAGTGACCAAACGTCTGTGTGCTACAAAATCCGCTTCAGATATAGATCTAGCCTCTGCATTAATAAGAAACTCTTCCGGAGGCACGTTCTCTACTTTAACCTCTCCTGTCATCTTCTTCTTACTGATCTTGACATCAAAAAGATTGTCTACAGTAACGGTTTGCTCTAAAAGCTCTATATCATCTTCGGCTAGTAAGAGTTCTAATTCCTCATGACCTAACCCAGTGTAGAAGTCAAAAGTAACCTCTTCCTTGAATTCCCAGTAATGTTTTACAATACCATTCTTGTTTAATAGGGCATCCTTAAACCACTGATATGTTATAAGGAAGCCATTGTTTCTGTTATTATATATGTAATTAATATAGTCAGTAGCTTGTTTTACCTCTTCTGCATCATCTGCATTAAAAGGTTCAAACTCTACTACCTTCTCACCATCTCCAAAGATGTTCATTAAACTTGGCATAATCCAGTCAATAGCATCTGCTACATCTCTAGACACCACTTTAGAGGAGTCTGATTTTTCATTACCAAAATTCTGACCATAGTAATATCTATTACCTTCGGCCATCTGTTTAGATAAAACATTCTCTTGGAATACAGTGGATTGATTAACATAACCTGAGACAAGAGCTACTAACTCATTTTCATCAAGCTTCTTTATTTCGTCTGTCATATAACTCCAGATAGCCAGTCAGGGACTAGATCTTGATTAGAGGGGAGGTAATAGGCATCAAGCGTATTATCCGCTGGTCTACCAAAACGTTCTATACTTAATACTGCATATCTTGTAGCTGATATCATATCATCATCTAGGTCTACTACCTTGCCATCTTTTCTATGATAAGATTTCATCTCATTTAAGAACTTGGTACAAGTATTAAATACCTTAAACTTGCCTTCCTGCATAGCTGTAAGCATGTAATGTATACCATATTCTCTGCTTTGTCCTCCAGACTTTCCATCAGGAGTTGCTGGGTTAGAAAAGCATTGTTGAATACAGTTGATACCTTCATCTTCATAAAGCTTTATAAACTGTTTACCGCTAGATCCTCCATCGTGTTTCCAAGCATCATGTGGAAGTATAACTGGTATCTTGTCCCCACCCATCCTTCTGATTGCTGAAGCGTGCATAGGGATCGTCTCTTTCCTCTCTGAGTATTCATCATATAAGTAGATCGTACCAGTCTCTTGATCCATAGCTACACATGCTGTGCCATTAGGGTGATCGAAACCTAAATCAATACCTATAATACGAAGCCAATGAGAAGGTATTGGTCTAGGCTCTATAGACACCTTCTCTTCTAAGATTGGGAAGATTACACCAGATCCCAAACTAGGGACACCTTTAGAACGCATCTCTCTTTCCATGGGGGAGTAAACACTTAATAGCTGCTCTTTAGTTTCTTCATCAAGGTGTGGTGCATCTTCCCAAGAGGCATGAATAAGGAACTGTCCGGGCTTTATATCATCCTGAAAAGCCTTAACCAGAGGTGTTAGTCCATGCTCAGGTGTAAACGTTAGATACGTAATACCACGAGTTGTAGCTGTACGAGTAATACACTGAGTGAAGATATCATTAGGACATTCCTCATCTAGCCATATAAGGTCAATACTTGTACCCATGAACTTATCTTGTGACATTTCATAGGACTTGAATGTAATAATAGATGTACCACCAGATACATGTTTAACTAGGACAGACTCAACAGCATTAGGTATACCCGGCCTGTTTACCGTCTGTATAATAGCATCTTTTGGTAGGGCTCCAGTTCCGAAAGCTGATGGATCATTACATGCACCAAGCAATTCAGACTGAAGAATATCTCTGGTAGTAACAGAGCTAATGCCAGCAGCCCAGCAATTAATAGGGTGATCATATCGCTTTCCTTCCCACCAATCTGGGTATCTACCAGTAGCGTGACAAGCCATTATGAAAGCCCCTGTATAGGTCTTACCACAACGGTTACCAGTCATTGCTAGTAATTGTCTATTGTCCTTAGAAGCATTGATAAACTCTCTCTGCCAACCATAAGGAGTGTATCGTTCAGATTGATTATATCTATAACGATCCTCTTTAGTTTTAAGCAAGGCTAAGAGCTTCTTTTTCTCTTCTAAAGGAAGCTTATCAATGTTTTCCATTATTAAAACCTATTTGGCGGAAGACAGAGGACTCGAACCCCAAGCTGTTACACTCCACTAGTTTTCAAGACTAGGATGATGACCGTTACATCATATTATCTTCCAAATTTGGCTGAGAGCACTGGAATCGAACCAGAAGCAATTACACTCACTTTGTTTAGCAAACAAGTTTATACCCAGTATAAATTACTCTCATTATATATTATCCATCCAGAAAATGTGATTACCACACTCTTCTGCTGGGATTAAATTCTTATTCCAAGAAGGATTCACTGCTTTGGTGTGATACCAGAAACTAGGAGACATACCTTCGGTAAAGCCTTCTAAAGCTTGTTGTGCAATCTGTAAAGAAAGCGTCCATGCTTTGTCATCTCTTTCCAGTGGCACATCTTGATTAGTCCATGAGAATTGCCACGGAGATACGATCGCCCCCGCGATCGTGACTGGGAAACGATTATCACTGACCCTATTCATAGTCACTGCTGCGACTAAGTACTGACACTCTAT